TGGTGCTCCCGGAGAGAATCGAACTCCCAACTAAGGTTTACAAAACCCTTGTTATACCGTTTAACTACAAGAGCCTACATCCACCAATTCTCACATGGGAATACTACCCAAAGTGGTTTGATTGCTTTATCTATTGTAACACCATGATAATCCACTGTAAAGACTTTGTTATTATTTTGCACCAAAGCACAGGTTTTAATTATGGCATCAGGGTATGCTTTGCTGATGTCCTCCACTATCTTGGCGAATGTGTCACCTTCGTCACAGATGTCATCTGTGATTAGGATTCTTTTTTTGCCATTTTTTATCTTCCAATGTGATGGTAACTTCCAATCTGATTCCCAATTAGGATGGTCACGCAATGATCCTTTGAACGGTATGAAAGGTGTGTCATAATAATGGCTGTACATCACTCCAATCGGTAGTCCGCCTCGACTCACTCCAATTATAACGTCAGGTAAAAATCCATCTCTTGTCATTTGACGTATGATGTCACTTTGTAATTGCATTTGATCTTCGTGTGTGATTATGTATTTTTCAGTCATTATTTCCTTCCCACCAATTTTCGTATTCAAATATTGGAGTGTTAGTATCGTCAATATCTATTCCATGATAGTCACATGTGAATACTCTATTTTGGTCAGTGTCCTGTGTTAAAGAACATGTTTTGATGTTAGCAGTAGTAAACTGTTTACTAATGTAACTGGTTACTAGTCTTAATGTTTTGCCTTCGACACAAATGTTTTCGGTTACTAAAACATTTTTATTATCTAACTTCCAATCAGGATCTAATCTCATAGGGTTGTTGTAAGGTAATTTGCCAAACTTTTCTTTGAAATGTTCAAAATCTTTTATTTTTTTGGGTTCGTATGCAATCATTTCTATGTCATAATAGTATGCTAACATCAATCCTAAATACAATCCACCTCTTGAAATACCTACAATTACATCTGGATAAAATTTATCCTCATCCATCTTGTGTATGAAATCTTTAGCAATTTGGTTTATTTTGATTGTATCGATTATGATTTGTTTTCTCATTTTACGTCTGCGTCTTCCATACCTGCCACTCGCAGTTTTGTGATGTTTGTTATTTGCCACTGCTTTTGATCAAGTCCTTTTAATATGCCTAACCATTTGTTGCGTAGCAATGCCCATTCGTTTACTATTGCTTCAAAGTCACAAACCTCATCTTCGCCATCTACGTATTTTTCTACATCTCTAGAGGACAATGCTCGTTGGTAATTTTCTAAATAAATTTTATAGTGTTTAGTACGCAATCTGCGTAATTCTCTGTTAAGATGATTAAGTACTGCTTCTATCTCTTGCAGTTGTCCAAAACGTTGTTCGACAATGCCAGGCAATGTTGATGCCGCTTTTTCAAGTCTGCCGTAAAGGGCAACTTCACGCCTGGCACTTTCTAGTTCTGTCTCGTAATGATTAATTGCAGGTGGAATGTTTGCAATAGATTTGACTATATCTGAAAACCAGTTTTTACCAATCATCGTCCGGCTCATCTTCATCACCATCAACGTGTTCTTCTAGTACTTCGTCTATGGCAGTTGATAATGGGTCGTCGCCCACTTCTTCTTGGATGTCTTTGAGTGTTTGCTCTTCAACACCTTGTTCGATGAGAAAGTTGACGAACCTGATTGCTACTTCGGGTTTGTCTTTGGGGATCTTCTTTTCGAAAACGTCCCAAAGTTCTGCAAAAACTGTTGCCTCGATTGTGTCCAATTTATTCTCCTTCAGCCTCGTCGACAGTACTTACCTCATCAACGATATTTTCTGCAGGTTCAATATTGCTTATTTCCTTCATAATCATTTCAAGTTTAGGTCCTGTCCATTGTTTACGATAGTCCAAATGCTCCTGGCCATCCTTATCAACATATTTTAAACGATTGCCTTGTTTTGTCAACAGGCCTTTCTTCTCAAATAAGTCAACAAGTCCGCTGTATGGATTCATACCCGTTTCATATGGTATTTTAATCTGCACACCTTCAAATGGTTTTGCATATCTAGTCTTCATAACTTTACATGCCGCTCTGATACCACGTATTTCTGATATCTTATTACCATCTTCATCTTCCTTCAGTTTCAACTTCTTCATTGCAACTACAATAGATGATGCATAGATAAATCCTTGTCCACCCGATATCTTATCGTCTGGGTCAAACATGTCCTGTGATGCATAAGTGTGATTAGTTGCCAGCATTCCTATATTATGTGCACCGATCATGTTGACTGTATTTCTAACAAGTGATGTTAGTGCTTTAGGTTTTCTACCTAAGTCACCTTTCATGTCACCTTTTTGAAACTGATCAACATCAGTTGGTGTCAGCAACATACCCAAACTGTCTACAACAAATAATACTTTTGGTTTGTCTGTTGTCTCTTCTGTGTAATCTGCTTTGTATTGTTTCATAAATGTTGACATAGTTTTTGCAACATCGTCGATCATGCTTAAACTAAGCCTTAATAGTTTGTCCGGGGATGTATCTACATTAAGTGCCTGTAGCCATTTCTCGTCCAGTGCATTTTCTGAATCTATCAATACAACAAATATTCCTTGTTCTTGAGCATGCCTTACCACATTACCTGATGCAATAAATGATTTGCCGGATCCTGATTCACCTGCAAGTACCGTTACTTTTCCAAGTGGGATACCTTTGTAAAAATCACCTGATATCAAATAGTTCAACGCAAAATTGCCTGTTGAAATCCAGTCTGTGGGATCGTTAAAACCGATCCCAAGACCTTCTATTGATTTGGTGATATCTTTTCTAAATTTAGATATGTCAAATGGTTTTACCATATATCACCTTTCCTTATTTTTGTCTAGCACGAATCATCGCCAATATCTCTTCTGCTTTGTTGTCTGTCGCCGCAGGAGTTGTTACTGGTGCTGGTTCTGGTGTAGTTGTTGCTACTGGTTCTGGCGTTGGTGCCGGAGCAGTTTCAGTCTGTGGTGCTACTGGTGCCACTGTTGCCTCCATTGCTGGTGCTGGTTGTGGTGCCACTGTTGCACTTACTGGATCACCTGTTCTCTGAGCCATGCCAGCGGGTCTAAAGTATTGACTCCACTTGTCTGGATCATATGGTTGTCCATCTACTGATGCTTCAAACATTTCTTTCATCACTTTTTGATCAACTTCTGATGGTTTCTTTGGAAGGAAATCACTCAAGTTGTGCAAACCGTGTGTGTCGATTGCTTGTTTTTGCTCTGGTGTTATCGCCGATTCTTTCCTGCTCCATTTAGAAGTTGAATAATCTGCGTAACCACCTTTACTAGTTTTGTTTATTCTAAAGTCTACACCCGCATCAAAATCAGTTGGCAAGTTTTCCATTTCTGGATCTAACAATGCACCCCTGATGATGTTGAAAATCTGTGGTCCAATAATGAAACGTCTAATTGGATTTTCTGGTGTGGTATCTTCTTGCAATGGTGATTCATTCACAAAACCTTGGAATACGTAAGAACGTTTCTTCCAATATTTTCTACCCATGTCTTCCAGTGACTTGTCTTTGAACCATTGTCTTACTTCTGCAAGTATAGAACATGGATCTCCCCACATCTCCATACATGGTACTTGTACTTGTACAGATCCTGTGGATTCACCTTTCACTGANTTGAATGGTAGTTTGATCATTGCNCTCTCTACCCAAAAGAATGTGTTGTTTGGATCTTTGTCTGGTAAGAAACGTAGTACTGCTTCGCTACCTTCTGCTATATTCCAATGTGGGTAAATTGCGTTGTCACCTCCGAAACTTCCTGTTCCTGATGACTTGGTGTCCTGTGCCTTAAGTTTTGCACGGATTTCTGCTAATGTTGCCATAGTTGAGCCTCCTTATTTTGCCTATTTGCCTATTAGTAATATACTATATTACTACAGAGTACTTATAAGGTCAACTACTTTTTATTTTTATCTTTTTTGAAGTAAGGCTCTTTTGCGCCTTTTGGTTTATCGTATGTTTTAACACCAACTTTAGAGTCTGTGTCTTTGTACGTTGGTTTTGGATTTTTGCCAGGTGCCATAAATCCTAACATGCCTTCTTTGGCAACACCCATTTCTGCTTGTCGCATAAACATTTCAGCATACTTTTTGATGACTGGTCTTGCATCTGCCTCAGCACCTTTGCGTTGTGATAATTCATATAAATCATCAAACATACTATCGTCACCAATATGATCGTACATGATGCCTTGTGCGTTGTCACCGTCTACTCCTACTGGAATTGGTTCCTTTAAAAGTTTTGTGATGTCTCTGAAGTCTTCTGCTGTTTGTGGAGCCTTCCACGTGCCTTCATCAGTCTTTTTTTTAGGTTCTTCGTATTCTTTGGTTACTGTGTCTGCCCAAGTTTCGAAAGCATCCTCGCCTTTGTACTTCTTTTTGTACCCGAGGTCTTTTTTGCCTACTTCTTGTCCTTTGATGTTCTTGTATTTTTTTAGTTCCTGTGGATCAATTCTAACAGCATCTTTGTATTGAGGATTTGCTTTGATTTTTTTGAGATCATCGATGTATCTCTTAACCAGTTGTATGGCAGTTGCCTTCAACTGTGGATAATCTTTCTTAGGTGTAACAAACAGTTCACCTTGTTGTTGTATCTCTGAATCCATGTCCGCCGCAAAGTTGTTCAATCTCATTGCTTCGTCATCTTGTGGTAAAAATCTTGTTGCGATATCTCTCAGTATCGATGCAATCATTATGTTCTTGTCTTTGAATTTTGTTCTAGCCAACATGTTGTCAGCCGCATCGTTTGGTTTCAGTACCAATTGATTGTTACCTTGTAACCAACTGTCGACATATGATTTGTTCTTTTGTGCAGATGATGTTTCATCTTCACCTGGTTTCATAGCGTCTTTGTCTGCTTCTTTAATTGCTTGGTGTATGATTGGTAGTACGTCAAGCATTGATTCGTCAAAAGTTTTCTTTGTGAGTTTGTCTTTGTATTCAGCAAGTTCTGTCTCAGTCATTTCAACTGCTTGAGTTTGTTTCCAACTGTCTTTGATTACTTGGTAGCCTTTTTGTGTGGTTAGTTTGTGTATTGTTGACTTTATATTTTCTATTTTTTGTCCTGTCACTTCTGCAATCCTATCATTTGACGTGTTAAGTAGATCGTTTCTGTTAATGTATCTGCTGAAGCCTCTCAATTTTGCTAGGTTCATGCTTTGTTCTTGGATGTATTTTCCAAATGCATCATATGGGGCGCCACCGTTAGCAACGTGTCTTGCCATTGCTCTGGCACCTTCTAAGGTGGACCATAGGAAACTTAAATCTTTCGCCTTCTTCGTTTTGTATGAATATTGCTTTGATGTTTCTTGATCTTGCTCCGCGTTGTTCTTCGTCAACTGCTTTGCTGTGTTTGATGATTACTTTGGCTGATTGTAATGGATGATATGATGTTTTACTTGTTCCCCACATACGTCTACTTTCTGCAACTTTGTTTTGTGCAAGGTATTTATAGTCTTTTTTCTCCAAGTTGCTTTTGCTTATGTCACGCACATCGAATCCTAAGTTTCTTGATTTTGCAAATTTTCTAATGTCCTGGATAAATTCAAACCATTCAGTCTTTTCTTGCATTGGTTGATTTTCTGTCATCTGACGTGAGTAATAAACACTCAATTCGTTTTCGCCCAGTGTGACGCTCACTGGATGATCTTTATACTCAAATGTGAAGAATTGTGCTTCTTTAGGGTCGGTGGTGCTTTGTGCATCCGCATCTCCCATTGTCAAGTCAGAGAATTTTGCTCGTAATTGATTGAATAATTCTTCGTTAGTATTCATTTTTGTATTTATCGGATTATGTTACAACGAAAATAGGCATTGGTGCAACCTCTTCTTCCAAATTATCCTTTAATCTTGTGTATAACTTTTGATCCCA